ATGGTATCTATCCTGAGCTAAAGCTATGGGAACATACTTACAAGATTGCAGGAAGGACGGATAAGGCTGTAATAGAGACATTAGGCCCTATTAGGTATATGCATATCGAGGACTACAAAACCAATAAGACAATCGATCAGCTCTCCTACCAGTTTCCTGATGGATCTTACAAGTATATGAGAAGTCCGGTAGCACATCTCCAAGATTGCAACTTCAATCACTTCTCACTGCAGCTATCACTCTATCAGTTTATGGCTGAGTCAATGGGCTTCAGGCCAGGATATAGGAAGATCATTCATTTGACCATAGATGAAAGAGGAAATGAGATAGAAGTTCCCTACGATGTTCCATACTTAAAAGCAGAAATCATTAGCATACTTAATCCTAACAAGCAATGAACGATTATATTCGTAAAGGAGATCATTATAAGAAGCTACAGGATATAACTGTAGCCAATGATAGATTATATAAGGAAGCAGCTATCAAGTGCAACGAATCTCCCAAGCAGGTAGAAGAGTGCGTGGACGTAGTGAGCAAGTTTCTTTCTATGATTATAACCAGGGCAGCTTTCGAGACAGTGATGCTTCCCCGGTTTGGGAAATTCAGAGTAAAGACCAAGAGGTTGCAGGGAATGGTTAGTAATCAGGATGGTGCAGTTAACTTACCGAAGCTAGAACCAAAAAAGATAGAGCTATGAGGTTATTCACAATTGATGATAATGATATGGTGAAAGTAAATTCTCCCTGGATAAGGCTTATTCCGGAGTTTACTGCTCTATTCATGGTAGAGAGGAAGTATAAGAATTACAGGTATGATGAAAGGCCACTTGCCAGGAAGATGCTTGCATACATATACTTCATGTATGATTTCAGCTCTCCTATCTTTGGGTGGGCAGATGATATGAGGAAAGCAGAATCACTTACCTATACAGGATTAACGGAAGATGACATCAAAGCACCGGAGCTTAAAAAGGCTATTGAGAAATATGAGCAGTTGCAGCATGAAATGTGTAGGCCATTGAAAACTTATAAAGCTGCGCTAAGAGGACTGGAAGGCTTGGACAAATATCTTGAGACAATAAACTTCAATGCTACCGATAAGCAAGGAAAGTTATTATATACACCTAATCAATTCACACAGAATATAGCTTACATCAATAAAGCTTACAAAGAGCTTAGGGATCTTAAAAAGATGATTGAAGAAGAGATGTCCCAAAGTTCAGGGATCCGTGGAAATGCGAGTATGGGGGACCGTGAGATGAAAGCTAACCGAAAGGTTATGACCTCGGAAAGGGAGACTGATATACCGGAGAATTATGAAGATCACGACAATGTACGGTACAGTGAGCTGGGATCAATTCTAAATGAAGATGACTCATGAAATACAAATGGAAGAAGATATGGCTCAATACTAAGCGCACAAAGTATTGCATTGTAAGGGTGTATGATACACTGGAACAAATGCAATATAAGTACAAAGCACTAAAGATAAATAAGCAACAATACCCATTCATTCTTAACAGCATGAAAGAAGAAGAGATACTACTATACAACTATTCTTATGCAATAGTGCAATTTTATAACTGGTACTGCAAAACAATCGACAATGGGATGGCATAAGCTAGTCAATACAGTGTACTTCTCAGAAGCAGCAAATGACTTTCATAAAAATGAAGGGAGGTATTGCCTTGCGCCAAGAGGTAGCCGGGATTACTATGATTTTTGGGAAGAGCAAGAGAGACGGTGTTTGCAAGGATACAAAGTAGGAGACCTGTGGATACCGGGGAGGTATTACTTTTACCTAAACTTCTTTCCCATGATGAGGGCTACTACTACTGACCAGAAAAGTACCAGGAAGATAGTGGATAAGGAAACAGGATTTCCTAGGTTTACTGAGATGCAGTATGAGTGGTTTCGGTTCAAGCATATCGCATGGTTTGGTGGAACGTTCATGGGAGTAGAATCTCCGGGTGGTAGGCATATTGCTTGTGCTAAAACTCGTGAAGCCGGCTTCTCTTATATGGAAGCAGCTGATGGTGTTTATAACTATAACTTTATTCCTGGATCCAAGTCTTACTATGCTGCATCAACTGAACAGTATCTTACTAAAGATGGTATCCTTACTAAAGTACAAGAAGGACTTGATTTCATCAACACACATATTCCTTACTGGAAGCAGAACAGGATGAAGAAGAATACACCTCTTCATCACAAGGCTTCCTTTGTAGATGATCTTGGAAATGAGCTGGGTAGCATGTCAGAGATCATGGGTATCATAGTAGATAATCCTCACAAGACTCGTGGTAAGCGTGGCCGTAAATTTACCTTTGAAGAAGCTGGATCATTTCCTAAACTTAAGCAGGCTTACGAGATTGTGCTTGGTTCCATGAGAGCATCAGATAAGTATTGCGGACAAATCTCTGTATTCGGTACAGGTGGTGAGGAAGGTGAAAGCATTGAGGGATTGGAAGATATGTTCTATACACCGGAAGCTTACGATATGATGGCTTTTCCAAACATCTGGGAAAATGGAGGCGTAGATTCCAAGTGTGGTTACTTTGTACCTTGTTGGCGTACCAACTTCGGATTCATGGATGATGAAGGTAATGTAGATGTACGATCAGCTATAGAGTATGATGATAAGGAAAGGGAGAAGAAGAAGCTATCTAAGGATCCTAAGGCACTTGATTTAAGAAAAGCAGAGTTTCCAAGAAGGCCTTCTGAAGCTTTCCAAAGACTCCATTCCAATGGGTTTAATATAGCAGAAATAGATGCACAGATCAGAAGGATACAGACTTCTCAGGCAATACAAGGACTGATCCGCTATGGACAGTTTATCCGTGCTGCCGATATAAAAAGTGAAGATGCCCTTGGTGGAGTAGAGTTTGTCAACCAAACAAGAGAGAAAGCAAGACCGGTACTGGAATTTCCACATAAGTATGGAGATGGGATAGACCTAAGTGGTTGCATCACCATCTTTGAGAAACCATATCTCGATAATACCGGGCATGTGCCTGGAGGAATATACCAGATTGTGTTTGATGCTTATTATAATGATAATGCAGAAGATCAAACATCTCTCTTTGCAATTTATGTAATCAAGCAGGATAATAATATTGATCCATCATTCAACGGATTACCGGTAGCTTCTTACGTAGGAAGACCGGCAAGGCTTCGCACCTGCTATGAGAACTTGTTCATGATGGCAGATTACTATAATTGTACAGTACAAGGGGAGATTGCAGGTGGTGGTAAAGGTGTAGTGGATCATGCAAGACAGTATGGACTCCTTCACAAGGTAGAGTTTGAGCCAGAAATGGTACACAATAAGGAGATGGCTACTAACCAGCGGAACAAGTCCTATCTTATGAATATGACTACTGACAGAAAGAAGCTGGGCATGTCTTATCTGGAAGACTGGCATACTGAACCAAGAGGGATAGATGAAAAAGGAAACTCCATAATCACAATTCACAAGATCTATGATATTGCCATGCTAAAGGAGATGAAGAAGGCAGGATTCATGAATACTGATCGGCTATCAGCGATGATGATTGCAATGTTTATGTTAAAGGAAAATGTAACTAAGCAGGTAAATTTCATTCAAGCTAATGATTCTTTCTATAGTCGTCCTTTATTCTCAGGATCGGAATCTACTTCAGAAGGTGTAACTACCGTATACTAAAAAGCCATCCGGTTAAAGATGGCTATTTAGGTCTATATATTTCTGCGAGCAAAGTAGTTACAGATTTCTCTACAGCTTTGACTTCTGAAGCTTTTATTGGTCGAATCTTTGAAGTACTAATGGAATGATCTGAACGGTACTCTTGGAAGATAAAAGTAGCTAAGCATGAATCTCCTCCGAATGTTTCAAGGAATTTCTTCACCATCTTATCTCTTACATCCTCAGAGTTCTCATATCTAATCTTAATGATAGGTTGATTATCATCATCTAAATCGATACAGATCTTACTTTTCATATATGTATATTTTAATAGCACGGCTGAATTGCTCAGTGCTGTTACGAAAGTAAGAAATAAAACTATAACTTCGTACATCATAATCAACTATCATGGCGGTAGACGTTACCAACAACAGCAAACCCATACAAACTGTCTCCTGGGAGAAGAAGATAAGTAATAAGAAGGAGTGGTTTAAGAAATCTGCGGATTATTATATCTCCATGTCCCGTACAAAATACAAGGGAAAGGATGGAGATTATAACCGAAGAGATCTCAAGGTACTCTATGACGTTTACAATAACCAGTTTCCATTGGGATGGTTTAGCCATGTCACCGATCCACTCTCTGCAAAGAACCCTAATCATAAAGCATTTCCTGCCAAGGTAAGACCGGTAACAATACTTCGTACTAACCTGGATCTGCTTATGGCAGAGTATCCAAGACGGCCATTCATTTATCAGGTTAACAATATGGGGGATGATGGCTACAACAGGTACACTGATGGGCTTAAGCAGAAGATTAATCAAAATCTGCAACAATACTTCCAATTGGCATTACAGCAGCAAATGATGGAACAGGGATACCTGGATGCAAGTGGAAAGCCTGTTTCTGAAGAGGCACAGGCGTATGTACAGCAGCAGATGGAGAATATCCCATATCCGGCAGATATAAAGAAAACGTTCGATACCAGCTATAGGGACAAGATAGCCATTAAAGCTCAGAAATGGTTGGACAGGGCCCTGGTAGAACATCATATCAAGCAATGCTTTCAAAGACAGATTAAGGACTGGATGATTACAGGAGAATCCTATTCATACAAAGCTGTAGAGTATGGTAACCTAGTATATAAAAGAAGATCTCCACTTTATATAGATTATGATAGGTCCGATGATATTCAGTTTATAGAAGATGGAGAATGGGTAACCTACCTGGACTATCAAACCATATCAGATATAGTAGATGAACAGTATGAGTATCTTGATAAGGATAGTATAGATAAGATGGAATCAGGGTCAATGTATGCAACTCCTGAATCTTTTGCAGTACACTTGCAAGGTTCAAGCTTATCTATGGATAGGGAAGCATTTAACAAAGTACCTGTATGGCATGTGGTATGGAAAGGAAAGAAGAAGGTTGGTGTAGTATATAGGATTGATCCGGAGACTGGTGAGCCACAAGAATTAGAGGTAGATGAGAATTATATTCCTGATAAAAGCATTGGAGAAACAGTGGAGTGGATGTGGGTAAATGAAGCTTATGAAGCTACCAGGATTGGCCAGAATTTGTATACGAGGATGAGACCGGTACCTTTACAGCGCAATGCTATGAACAATTATAGCAAGTGTAAGCTGCCATATAATGGAAGAAGGTTTAGTGATACTCATTCTATCAACATCTCTCCACTTGAAATCGGCCTTCCATTCCAGATCATGTATATGATTATCAACCGCTCACTAGAGCTTACTATTGCTAAGTCCAAAGGAAAGATATTTATTATAGACCAAGCTGCTATACCAAGACAAGAAGGATGGGATGACGAGAAATTCTTCTACTATTCAGAAGCACTTGGATATGCACTCATGAATCGTAATCAGATAGGAGTTGACAAGAGCTTCAATCAATATCAGGTTGTAGACATGAGCCTCTATGATAATATCAAGCAGCTTATAGATCTTCAAATTCATTATAAGCAAGAATGGGATGATATACTGGGGATCAACCGGCAACGTAAAGGACAGACCTATGCTTCGGATCTTCAGGGAGTGAATGAACGTGCAGTATTCCAGTCCACTATCATTACAGACATGATCTTCAACTTGTTCGAGGAGTACACTGAAAGGGAACTACAAGGATTTCTTGATTTGAGCAAGTTCACAAACCTTGATGGTATACGTAAGATATGGTGGGATACAGTGCTTGGAATGCAATTATTGGAAGTAGATCCCGACGATTATTGTATGGCAGAGCTTGGAGTATTCATTGATTCATCCTCTGAAGCTATTGCAAGAAAGAATAAGATTGAAGCCAATGTACAAGCGATGCTGCAAAATGGGGCTAAACCTTCTACAATTGTTGAAGTGCTGCAAACTGTAAACATTGCAGATCTTAAAGAGAAGCTTCGTGAGATTGAAGATATCCAAGCACAGATAGATAACCAAATGGCTACCTCAGAAGATGAGAGATTAGCTGCAGTAGATCAGCGCAGGGAAGAATTTATGGAATACGAAATGATGCTCAAAGAGGCATATATGAATGCAGAGTATGATCGCAAAGAAGGAATTGAAGATATTAAAGGAGTATACAACACCTTTACTTTCCAAGATGGAGATAGTAATGATAACGGAGTACCTGATGCCATAGAGATACAAAAGATGAGGATGGAAAAAGACAAGCTTTCAGCCAAGATCAAGAGTGATGAAAGAAATACAATTGCCAAAATGGTTACTGAGCACAAGAAGCTTAAGCTCAAAGACAAGGAACTTAACTTGAAAGCTAAGGATATGAAAGAGAAGAATGCTATTAGTAAGATCAAGGCAAGGGTACCAAAGAAGAAATAATAAATCACACATATGACACAGAATCAGCAACAACCAGCACCAAACCCAGGCTTGAGCCTGACCGAATTAGATAACCTTCCGGATAAGCCGGTAGAACCTGCAGTAGCAGAGATTAAGCCATTAGAGGATGGGACTCCTGCTAATCTTCAAAACCAGGCTCCTGCACCGGAACCTGAAAAGAAAAAAGAAGAGCCACCTGCAGAAGCTGAATCAGATTCGAATAAAGGTTTAAAGGATATAGTATCCGAAGATGAACCTTCAATAGAGGAAGATCCTGTACAGTTTTGGCAACAGGTAGACCAGATCACAGGAAAGCAAGTAGAAGTAGATTATGGTACGGATGATCCATTATCTCCAGCTGGTGTAGCAAAGCGTGAAATTGCTGTAAGGCAGCAAGCTGCACAGGACTTTGAGAAGTACTTGGAAACCCTAGATCCTCGTGGATATGCATACTTAATGCACCGTGAAGCAGGAGGATCTGATGAAGACTTCTTTGCACAGAAATCTTATGTACTACCAGCTAGAGAAGACTTTGAGAATAGTATTGAAATGCAGACACAGATGGTAAAAAGGACATTACTTTCTAAAGGCATTCCTGATGATGTAGTGCAGTCCACAGTGGATAAGTATATCAAAGATAATAACCTGAAAGAAAAAGCGCTTCACTTTTACGAAGACCAAGACAGGCAAGAGAAAGCTCATATTAAGCTATTGCAAGAAGAGAATGATAAGCAGCAGAATATTTACAGGGAAAGTGTAACCAATGTACTGGGTGCAGTAACAGAGGCTATGAGCGCTGCTGACCTGAAGTTTGTTATTCCAGAAGCGAGCAAGGCTGCCTTTCATCAATTTATTAAAGAGAATATCAGGTATGATAATGGTAACTTCTATATCGTAAACGAGATTGGAAAAGACTTAAAGAACTTAGTAAAACTAGTGGAATCCCAGTATTTTCAGTACTTAGGAGGAGATGTTTCCAAGCTTGTACAGAAGAAGGCAGGAACGGTAGCTACACAGAGATTAAGGACGGCTATAAGTAAGGACAAGAATAGCAATACAAGGAACAGTGCTGAGCAAAATAACAATCGCCAGTATGTACCTTTGGGAGAAATATAAATTCATAACTAAAAATCATTTAACATGCCTAACCCTTTTCCCCAGTTTAAGTATCAGGTTCAGGAGAGCATATTTGACGGTAAGTCAATGCTTGATGAACAGAACTTTTACCATCAAAGGCAGGGAGCTCCATCAG